CTTTTTTAGGTTTCATCTTGTCTTTGTATGCCTGCATGAAAGCTTTCTTTTCTTCTTCCAGTGCGGCCATATCAAGATCAATATTTGCCAACTCCGTTTTCCGTTCACCCATTTCTTCCTCACTGAAAGGAGAGGTATAGGTGATTCTTTCAACTGCTGCGCAATTGTCTTCCAACATTTGTCTGCGAAGCAATGGATTCTTGTCTTTAAATAGTTCTTTATCCATATCATAACGGTTTTAAGCCATATCGGGCAGAACCGACAAATGGCTGTGGGTTAGTCCTTATGTTTGCTTTGTGTATATCATCTGTACGATGATTGAATAATCGGGGTAATCCCGTTATTTTGTCATATACAACCAGTTCAGACGATACATAACAAATAAAGCCTTTCAGTCGCTCTTTCAACCATGCGTTCTGATAGGCTCTGCGTTCACGATACTCTTGGTAGCTCATTCCTTTGGGACGAGCTGTGAGAAGGGGAGTGTAATTTCTCGCCCCCCCCCCGATTTAGATTTACTCTTTCCCATCAATCAAATTTTTATATTGTTCTTCTGAAACGAACTTGTCGCAGTTCCCATACCAAGTACCATCATTTATCTTGTATGGCCTGACTGTTTTATCCATTTCATTCATAACACCGACTACCGCATTTTCTTTGCTATTATCATCCCATACAATAACAACATCGCCGACAGTCGGGATATATTCAGGCTGTAACTTCTCAAAATTGAAGGAGTAATGTTTTTCTTCCTTCATGGCGGCAAGCATCTTTGCCTTTTCCTCTTCCGTAGCTTTACGGAATCCCTTCATGCCTCCGATACCAGCTTCGGGTGTGAGTCTTACAAAAACTCTGTCACCTTCATCATTGGAAGGAACATAGGCGACAAGGCCGAAAGGTACTTTAATTGCCGGTAAAAAAGAGAGTGGCCTTTCTTCTCTAATTTCAGAGAGAATCATCATGCTGCCCCCTCCGCGATTCGGATTGATAATTACGTCACCGGGGATGAATGTCTCACCCTCAAATTCAAATTTACCCCCCCCCGTAACTTTTTGAGTAGGTTGCATACTTTCTTCTTTCACGATTTTTACCATGTGTCCTTCGGGCACTTCAACTGTTACTGTTCTCATTTTAATTTGATTTTAAACTGGTTATTGTATTCTATGTATTTTTCCGGGCAGGTTGTTTCTATAATTCCGTTCATTGTAGGAATACGAAACAACTTGCCGGATTTATGAAGCTCTTTTTCAAGCTGTTTTGCTTTATGTAAAGCAGCCAAAGAACGTGTTTCATTTTCGATCAGTTCTTTAGCCGCTGTGATACTGTTACTAATTTTTTCACATGAATCCATTACTTGACTTCTTCTGCGTATGGAGTATCGTCTTCCTCAAAATCGTCCGGTTTCTGACCTTGTGCCTTTCTCCAGTCTTCAAACATTTCATCATCCAACTGGCTCTCTGTTTCAAGAACTTTAATCATGGAATCTGAAATGCCGGTTTTGGGCAGGAATTTGAAAGCCCAGTTCACGATTGTTTTTCGAGCCATTTCTTCAAAGTCTGTGTCCCACGGAGATTGCTTGCCTTTCTTGACAGCCTCACTACGACTTTTTATTTCTTCAATACGTGCTTTGGGCATTGCATCGAATTTTACAACACCGGAAGTCAAGACTGCAAAATAGTAGCCTCCAAGAAGATCACCACGTTCTCCGAATACATTGGGTCTTCAAAGTCTGTGTCCCACGGAGATTGCTTGCCTTTCTTGACAGCCTCACTACGACTTTTTATTTCTTCAATACGGGCTTTGGGCATTGCATCGAATTTTACAACACCGGAAGTCAAGACAGCGAAATAGTAGCCTCCAAGAAGATCACCACGTTCTCCGAATACATTAGGTTTGTGGATGATAGTGCCGCCGGTACCTTTTGTCATACAGAACTCGTCATTAGCATAAACCAAATCAGAATAAATATCCTTTACAACACCAGTGCGGATCAAAATATCAACTTTCCCCATGTATGAAGCTTGGAACTTCACTTTGCCTTTGTACGGTACAAGATACCCCAATCTTAGTTCAGGATTGAGCGTCAGACCGGTAAGAGAAACGTTTTTGATTGCTTCGACAAGATGATCGGGATATTGCCGGGCACAGTCAATCAAATAAGGATTATTCAACATTGCCTGCATAGCGAAATTGACTTCACGGGCAAATTGCTGTTCTGTGCCACCAGCTGCTATAAATGCCTTTTTAGGGGAGATAAAACAACTTTCCAATCCTTTCAGTTGTACTGGAAAGGCTGGTGGGGCAGAAGGAACGGGCGGTTGTGGTGTGGAAGGTGTTGGGGAGACCGGTTCTGTTTTTGTTGGTGAAGGAGCATTGTGTTGTTCCATTCCCAAGTTCCCTTGTTGGGGGGATTGATTCTCTGTTTTACTCATTGCTCTTGATTATTATAAAAGTTAAACATCTTGTTCTTTTCAAATGCAGGTGTGTCCGGCACCATTATTCTTCGCCCTTTGAATCCCGGCTGAATAAATATCTGTGCACCGTCAAAATCATTGTTTTGTGTACAGTAAACATGCTGGTCTAACAATTTCTTGAATGCCAATGCACTTGCACCCATTTTCACAATTCCGTCTTCCAAATGGAAAGCCCAGTTAGCTGCACTGACAAATACTGCGTCATAGGGAGCTGTCTTTTGTTGCATAACCCAGTAGAACTCCTTCCATACTCCAGTACGTTCATGTTCAAAAAACTGATAGAAAGCTGCCGAAATACCATAATCACCCATTTTCACAATTCCGTCTTCCAAATGGAAAGCCCAGTTAGCTGCACTGACAAATACTGCGTCATAGGGAGCTATCTTTTGTTGCATAACCCAGTAGAACTCCTTCCATACTCCAGTACGTTCATGTTCAAAAAACTGGTAGAAGGCTGCCGAAATACCGTAATGAAATTTGGCAATAGTCCGGTTAACTGTTTCTTCATGAAGATCATCAACCGCCAATGTTTTCCAGTCGACAATTTTCTTGGCCGTTTCCACATCAGGGCGATATTTGAACTTGCATCCTTCGTATTCAACGAAATGGCTGACTTCGGCTTTTCCCCATTTTAATATCTGCCTGATCTGTTTGGAGGTGTCCCGGCAATTATTAAGAAGCTCATAAACCATTGTTTCAACCAATTGTATATCGGTTGTGCTTGTCAATGTTTTACCGGGATTTGATTCTTTGGCCTCTATTAGTGCAATCTGATATTTTTGGGTGTCTCGTCCATACGGACAGTCGGTTTTAGGATTTATAGGCGGCTCAAATACAAGAAGGTTGTTTCGCCACTTGTCAAGTTTTCCAGTATTAACAAGGCTTTCCATTGCATCATGGTACAGTGAACCTTTTTCAGAGGCTTCAATACTTATCTCAAATAATTCTGGGTGCAATGCCTTGTATCGGGCAAACTTTGGGGACACCATATAATCTTTAATCTGCGTACTACTTAGGAAATCTTTGAATCTTTCTCCACGGTGGTATTCTTCATTTGGCAGATCGTAAATTGTATCTTCTATATTACTCATATAATGAATTTGGAGTTTTACAAAAAACTCCCTACTTTCGCAAGCAAGGAGCCAATAACTAACTAAAAAACTTATTCATCACTTGTGGATAGTAATTCTTTGTAATTCTGTAATATGTATTCTTTTTCTTTATCTGTAAAAGAATAGGCTTTAGCCATAAATTTCATTGCCATATCCTCATTGTGATCGGAAAGGGGATAATAGTCAGTAGCGAATTTGTAAGTAAGCCTATTCAATCGCTCATACTTAACTTTGACCTCCTTAACCCATCCGCTTATCTCCGAGATGATGCCGGACGCTTCTTGCATCTTTTCGTCATATTCCTTTTGGTCTTTTGCTGCTTGTTCTTTCATAACCTTGTTCTGTGCGGCAAAGTTTGAAATCTTAGCATATAGTTCATCCGAATAAGCCCATCCTGAAATGATGTCAAAATCAGAGTTCCCATTAAACTTGTATTTCTCACTCTTTTTAAGGAACTTGTAATCACTCCCAAGTTTATTCCAATCGTAATCAACCTTTCGCAATGACTTCGCGCTTTTCAGAATTTCAGCAACCTTAGTCGCTTCATTAATGTCAGTAAACGCAAAACCATCCAAAAGCGGAATTGAGAAGTACTGAATATCAGCAGGCTCAATTTCAAATAATTCGGGAATTTTGGGTTTATCCATGATTTTGATACCTTCCTCCATCATGCGGAGTTTAATCAATTTCTGTACATCTTCCTCCGTTAACGCAAGAATCTCTTGATCGGTCATTTCTGTAAATCCTTTCATACTTTTAGCATTTAAAATGTGTTCCCGTCCGCGTTCCGATGGATTGTTGGCCGTAGCTTTTTAGCGGTGACCGCTTCTTGCGAAGCACGGGTATATATATCATTTAAAGTATCTATTCAGTTAAGAATGTATTTATAAACGCCCTACGTTTACTTTGTCATAATATAAGTTGTTTTTGATAACTTAGTGATTCGTGTGCTGCATCTTCTTATTGGCAGTCCGTATTCACACTCTTTTCACTAATCCGCTTTGGCTACTTTGTCGGTCTATTTCGCCCTTTAGATAAGCAGTAAACCTTGTTTTAAGTCTTTATTTGTTCAGACTATACAATATGTCAAAGAACGTTTTGTTAGTTCCCGGAAAGACGGCCAAATCCGTCCGGGATTATTTTCTTTCCATGAATTTTCTCAAAGCTGATTTGGTAAAAATGAGACTCTTGCCATTTTTGGTGTGAGGAATATCATGTATTCGATTGTATAAGGTTTGCAACTTCCATCCGAGAAATACAGCAGCTTGTTTGGCATTCAAATACTCTTCGGTTTCAGCAGTCGCCATTTCAGTTACAACCTTTCTCACATCATTGCGAATAAACTTGTGCAGTTCTTCTGCAATCATTTTGGCATCTGAACGGTTCATTTCTTTATCGCTTCGATGGTTATCTGATTTTTATCTTTGTCGATGGATATTGAATATCTTTCAACGTCTTCACGGGGATCAGTAAAAGCTAATTGATAGGCGTAGCTTCTTGCATTGACGCAATCCTTGTAAGAATCCAGCTGCATTACTTTGGAAGAACCAGCTTTAATGCTTAGAATATCTTTCTTTGTTACTTTCATATTATTTTCTATTTTATACTTAAATTTTCCACAAAAAATTTGCATAAAAGAAAGCTAACAACTACATTTGCCAATGAGATATGTAGTAAGTGGCTTTTGAAGTCGCCAGCTTTCTTGTTGTTCAAACTTACACTCTTTGTTTGTTTGACGTTGCAAATATACTTCATATTTTCAGAAGTACAATAAAATACTTCTTAAAATTTGTAGTATTTCGTATGTTATAAAACATGTTTTAATGTAAGTTGTTGGTTTATAAAATGTTATACAAGTGAGGTTTGCGTAAAAAGAAAGCTTTCTGAAAAAAAAGTAATGTCGTTCTATTATTATTGTAATAATTGAAGAAGTAAAAGACGATCTCATTCGGTAAGGTGCTGGATTGCTGCATAGTTAGCCCTTAGACGGTTTCCCGTTTTTGCTATATGCAGCATAAGAAATGTCTCGTTCGTATAAGTACGCCGTTCTTAGCTGGCCGGGCATTAACAAGTTACCCGACTTCCCGGATTTTTCGCTTACTTGTAGCTGTGCAGGCATCCCGGTTTCGTTTGCCTCTCAATATCGCACGCCCTTCGCAGTATTGAGTTGTAAGAGTGTAACCCTCTGTCTCTCCGCTATGCGGCCTACCGCCGATTACACAATGTGGAGAAAAAGAAAATCCGCAAATAGGTAGCAGCTATTTACGGATTTCTATATATAAACTCCAAGTAGGATGTTTAATCAATTTATGTGGTAATACTGCTACTATTACGGATGCAAATATACTACTTAATTTATGAAGTATGCAAGAAGTTGACGATAAAAAATTGAGTGATCTCTCAAAAAGGTTTTTGCAAGCAATTTCATATTGTGGTTTGAGTGGATATAAATTAAAGAAAGACAATATTATATCCAGTGAATCAACCCTTACCAGTATAAAAAAAGGGATTCAGTTGCCAAGTAAAAAAACAATTGATGCTTTTTGTGAGAAGTATGATGTGAGCAGAGCATGGCTATATACTGGAGAAGGTTTGTTTGCAAAGACTCCATCAGGACAAATAGAACCTTCGGAGAAGGATATTAGGGATGCTCTGAAAAATGCAAGAATGCAATCAGACTCTACGATTAGTAAAGTAGCTCCTTATCTTCAAGATATTCTTGTAAAAGTAAAATATGTTCCGATGGATGCTGCGGCTTCATTTGTCGAAAGCTTATATAATACAGCTTATGAAATTGATTCTTATGGTGTCATGCCGGAAGAAGGTGAAGTGCTTGATGATTCTTATATGGTCTTTCAAGTACGTGGTGACAGCATGGAGCCAACTATACCGGACGGAGCTAAAATTCTTGCTCGCAAAATAGAAGAAGGTTTGTGGGAAAGCGCGTCAGGAGTTGTGAGTATTGTATATGGGAAAACACTTTCAGTCAAGCGGATATTAAAAAACAGTCTTTTCTTGGATAATGTGCTGACTTTAAAGGCTGATAACCCCAAGCATGGCCAGTTAGATGTCGAGAGAAGAGAAATAAGGGGGATGTGGCAAGCATTACGCATAATAAGTCAAAAGATTATTTGATATGGAAGAAAGGGCTATTGACAGATTACGAAAATTTGCAAGGTATGCACGTGATAAGGGAGTTGTCAAAGGCGAGAACTCGTTTGAGGCTTATTGTGAATTATCAAATAGATACATTTATAATTCCATAAGGAACGGGAAGGGGGCTATTGGAACTGATATAATAGCTCGTATTGTAGATAAGTTCCCGGAATTGAATGTGAAATGGCTTTGTACTGGTAAGGGGAACATGATCGAAACGGATATGGATGCGAATGT